GATGATAGACAACAAGGCGGCCCAGTTAATCAATATCAGCAAGGTGGACAGATGAAGCCTCGCAAACAACAAGAGATTCGCAACCCTGAAGTATATGGCCCGCCAGTCCCCGCCGGTATAGATAGTGTACTGAAACAGTTAATGATGCGTGATGCTAATCAAAGCATTAATCCTTTTAGTGGTGACAGTCTTAACTTTGAGGAAGATTCTTTACGTCTATTGGGAAAAATGAAAAAGTCCCATATGCCTACATATGGTCGTAAAAAGATGCAGCAGGGTGGCCCTGTAAGCGGTCAATTAGGAGAAGGGCAGCCACTTGAAAGAAGGTATGGTGAAGCAGCTGGTGGTGAGTCACCCGGGGGTTATTTCCCATTAGCGAGCCAAGCAGAGCCGGGTGCTCTTATGGGTTCAATTCGTTCAGATAGGAGAATAAAACCATTACAGCCTGATACTTATCTTCAAAAGATACCTTTAGCTAAACCTTTTGATGAATCAAATTTAGCTTACCCATCCCACCAAGAAGAAGTAGAAGAGGTTCCAAAGCTTTCTACTGCTTATTTAGCATCCTTCGGAATGGAGACGCCCTTGTCTCGTAGGCAGGGTGCCCTATTGTATAGAAAAGGGATAGCGCCTCAAACTTTAAATCCACAGGTTAAAGGTTTAATTAACAGAGCTTTAGTGCAACGACTAACCAATGAAGACGATTAGTGGTATTAGATAAAGACAAAAGAGCCGAATACAACCAAGATTTACACCGTCGCTGGCGTAATGCCCGCTCTGGGTGGGATACGGAAGCCAGATACGACATTGACTTCTATCATGGTAATCACTTTACCAGCGAAGAGGTAGACGAACTACAATCTCGCAATCAAGCTGACGTCCCTATGGATAGGATTGGCCCAGCTATTGAAAAATTTAAAGCAGTATTAACGTCCAGACCCCCTGCATTTACTATGACGCCCAGAGAAGACTCCGATGTAAAGGTGGCCTCTGTGTGGAGAACTATCATGGGATATGTTTGGGGTAACTCCGACGGAGACTGGCAGTTAAGACAGGCAATTCACGATTATGCTACTACCGGTATGGGTTATTTGTATACCTACATAGACCCGGAATCAGATTTCGGTAGAGGCGATGTCAAGTTCACTTATGTCAACCCATTCAGGGTATACGTCTCTCCGAATACTCGAAACAGGTGGTTTGATGATGCCGAAGGTGTTATCCTCTCTACAATCCTCACCGGTGAACAGGTCGTCAGCCTCTACCCAGAATTAGGCGAACAGGAAAACCCAGAAACAGGCGAAAAAGAAACAGGTATTATACAAGACCTTGAGACTTTTCTGGAAGAAGATTATCCCGGCGCAATGAATAACAATAGTAAGAAAGTCTTTACTCCCGCAGAAGCTAATGATTTGGATTATTTTGAAAGACAGAAATATCAAATCTTAGAGAGATTTTATAAAGTTAAGGTTGATTTTTACCGTGTTATTGATATGCAGACAGGCGAAGAAGTTATCTTTAGCGATGAGGAATATCAAGAATTTATAGAGAATAACAGAGAGCAGGTAGAGGCAAGTCAATACCAAGTTATACCAGTTAAGCAAACGCGCGTTAAAGTGTGTGCTTCTATTGGTCAGGTCGTATTGTACGAATCAATATTAAATACCGACCACTATCCAATTGTTCCACTTCCAAATATTTTTACAGAGACACCTTATCCAAAATCAGACGTGTCTCGGGCCAGACCAATGCAGCGCTTACTTAATAAGCTTTGGTCATTGGCTCTTTCCCACGCTCAAGCCTCTGGTGGATTAAAACTATTGGTACCTTTAGGAAGCGTGGAAGATTTAGGACAGTTAGAAAGAGATTGGGCTAACCCCAATGCGGTCATAGAAGTAGACTCCACACAGGGAGAGCCCCATTTCCCAGCGCCCCAGCCATTAGCTGGAGAGTTCTATAAGTTGATTCAGCAGTGTGAGTTTTATATTGACTTTACTTTTGGTTTACCAGAGATGATGCACGGCTTTGCAGAGAAGGCACCAGAGACAGTAAAGGGTACCGAAAGAATGATTGCCCTTGGAACTGAAAGACCTAAGTCTAAATTAAGAGATATTGAATTTAGTATCAATAGACTTGGACAGGTGTTATATAATTTATCTAAAGGTCATTATACTTATAAAAAGATGTTTCGTTTAAATAGCGCCAACAATGACATGACCGAAGCTATGGTTAATACATATGATGAAAAAACAGGCGCCATCTTAGATATTAAAAAAGAACGACATAATTTAGCACAACACGATATACGTATTGAACCGGGCTCTACGTTGCCAACCAATAAGTGGGCAGAGCTTGGTGTTTACATGGAGGCTTACCAGATGGGTATCGTAGATAAGGTAGAAGTGTTGAAAAAGAACCCAGAAATATTTGATAAAGAAGCTATCCTACGCCGGACTGATGAGAAGAATCAACTTACTCAACAGATTCAGGCTATGGGTGAGCAAATAAAGAATTTGGAGGGAGACCTCCAGACTGCCCAAAGGGAGTCTGTTAACGATAGAAAACGGGTTGAGGTTGAGAAATTTAAATCTCGACTCGCAGACGTTGCATCAGACGCCAAAGCTGACAGAAGAGTTCAGTTAAATAATCTACAAACAAAGGTGAAGCTCGAAGCGGAGAAATTAGCAAATGTACGAGCAGATGCTAGTTCAGCTCCAGAAGCTTAGAGACATCTAAAGGAGACATTATGGACAATACACAGACAGAGGCCCTACCCGTAGCTGACGGTTTAGTTGACAGTGGCCCAGATATAGTTGGAGATGTAAGAGCAGAAACTGATGGACAATATGGAGAAGCTACCGAATCGCAAGAGACGGTTGATTTTTCAGCTCCAGAAGTTGAGGTACAGCAGGAAACGATTCCAGAGAATGAGTGGGAAGTCGAAGCCCGCAAGTTCCAGTCAATGTACGATAGAACCCAAGCAGAAAACGACAAGCTTAGAAAGCTAGAACCTCTGGGGGATTTATTAGAATCGAGACCTGACCTCGTTGACGTCTTACAGAAAAACATAAATGGACAACCACAACAACAGCCGCAGCAAGAAGCCCAGCAAGGTTTACCTGCTGAGGATTTTAACCCTTGGGATGCTTACTATAATGCAGAATCACCCTCATTTAAATTCAGAATGAACCAAGATGTTCAGATGATGAATAATGTGGTGAACAATGCGTTGGGTGAGCAGAAAAGACAGATGACAGAGGAGATAACGTACAACAATACTGTGAATGAGTTGCGTAACACATATAAGTTTTCGGACAATGATGTTCAAGAGTTTATGGGTTTTGTTACCCAGCCTAAAGAGCAGGTTGGCTTATCGAATCTGGTGAAGCTATATAGGGACGTTAATAAAAAAGGTAACGCCCCTGAAACGGCACAAGCGGTGCGAGCCGCTCAAAACCAGCCACGTACAGCTGGAGTCCTCCAAGGAGGTTCTCCAAGTTCTCCCAAATCTGAAGAAAATAAGGTATGGGATAACATTGTAAATGCTGGTAGTCGTAATAGCGTACTTTAAACAATAAACTGAGGAAGGATATATAATATGGCAACATATAACAATCCCGGCCCGTTAAAGTTTGGTGACCCCGGTGCGGTAATTGATAGCGTAGTACCATCAAGGCGACTATATAATTTCAGTGATAGAATTGCTGATTTATCCCCTGATGAATCTCCGTTTTTCGTTTACCTAGCTAAGGTCGCTAAAGTTCCAACGGACGACCCGCAGTTCCGATGGTTAAAAGACCGTAATAAAATCCAAATGTCGGATAGAAGTTTTGCACTAGATGCATCACATACTATTCCCGCAGCAGGTAGCACATTAACTTACACTATTGATGATGGTGCAGGTGCTGCTCCTGATTGGATTATTAAAGGTATGGTGTTTGCAGTTGGCGAAAAAAACGCGAGTACGAATGAACCCGAGACAGCTATTGTCCGTGTTGAGTCTGCTCCTGTCGCTGGTAGCACTGAAACTACCTTTACTGGTCGTACAATTTCCGCCGCAACTGGCAGCACAACTG